TTGATCCGAAGAATCTTAAATCCACTGACGACGTTTTGAAACATATGAATATCCATAAGTCTTTAATGAACCAATCTCTTAAGCAAGAATTTAAAGGTCTGGATTTAGATAAAGGCATTAAAAGTTTAGAAAAGAAACCAACAACAGAAAGCCTGCTTAAAGGTGAAAAGTATACCGACGAACGTGGCAGGACTTGGGATTTTGGCACGAAGGATAGACCGTATCCAGGCTGGAAACCTGAAATTGTTAAAACAAAACCTGAAGACAAGAAGATACCGATGTTCGAGAGACATCAAAAAGAGATTAAGGACGTTGATACTGAAAGTGCAGGAATGGGATTTTATTCTGAGATGTCTGATCTCATGAAACGTCAACGATTAGAAGAACTTGAATTAGATTATGATACGATGTTTAATAAAATTTTAGAAAAGGCAAAACGAATTGATGCTGATCCTAAAGTTCTATTGGAGGCAGAATTGGGAAAAAAACTTACCGGTAAAGAAACAACAACTCAATTATTAGAGATTTTTAAAAATCGACCTAAGAAGGCATCGGGGGGCCGTATAGGAATGTTGATGGGAGGATTTACTAAAGCTCAAGTTCTCATTCAAATGCTTAAAAATACAATCAAAGGATCAAAAGATCCTTATGTAAAAAAGACTTTTCCTAAATGGATTAAAGAAATACAAGCAAACCCTTCACTTGCTAATAATGAAAATGTTTGGAAAAACTTAACTACAGGCCTTCCTAAAAACCAAAGATTAATAGTGCATTCAGATGATTCTGTAGATTTCTTTACTCAAACAGAATTTGGTCCACACAATATTGAAAAAACTTTAGAGTTTCAGAAAAAACATAACCTATCTCGTGAGCAAGCGAATACCATTTTAAAAATGGAACCAGAAGATAGAGTTCTAGAAATGAAACGATTAGAGACTATTCGTAATAAAACAATGCAAGCTGAAGGTGGACGAATTGGAATGATGTACGGCGGTGATCCGGGATTCGCGTTTGAATACGGTGGATCATGGGCCGATTGGCATGATCAACATCGAGACCAGATGCCAGTTGAGCAATATATTAAAACTAAACTACCTAAACACCGATTACCGTTTAGAGAATTACAATCAGGAGGCCTAGCGTACATGTTGGGCGAACCGACGTATTCAATCGGAGGATCCGTGGGCCATGCTCCATGGCACAAGCCTACTGGACAACAGCAACCACCAGCGCCGATGGATACCCCAACGCCGAATGTGACAGGAACACCGGATCCGTTAAAAGCACCTCGGGGAATCCCGAGCGTAGCACCAAGAAACATGGATCCAGCGTACATGCAACAACAGATGATGCAACAAGCGATGATGGGTCGAGGACAAGGAAACACGGGCCAAGGACCAAGGCCCATGGCTAACGCAGGGGGAAGAATTGGATTTGAGGAGGGACATAAAGTCCCGGAAGAGTTCTTAGAACATTTAAAAAGAAAAAATCTTCATAAATTGTTAGAGGAACATCGTAGATGGAAAGAAGACTACGAGAGAAGAAAAGATTTAGCTCCAACTCAGGAAGGCGGAAGAATTGGTTTTGATAAAGGGGGTTATTGGTCTAAATTAAAAAAGAAATATAAAGGATCAACTTTACAGGCGATGTTAGATAACCCACAATTAATGGCAGCGGAACTCGGTCATGAGGGAGTTTTTAGCTTACTACAAATGTTAGGAATGAAAGAGGGCGGTAGAGCTAGATTTGATAAAGGTAAAAAAGTTGATTTAAGTAAGAGAAGATTTCTAAAAGGGACAGGTGCAGCTGTTGGACTTCTGTCAATGCTTCCTTTTGTAGGTAAATTTTTTAAAGCAGCGAAAGTCGCTAAACCGGCAGCAGCCGTAACAGAAACCATTGTTAAATCCAATGCAGCAGGAATGCCAGCGTGGTTTCCCTCCTTAGTTAAAAGAGTACTTAAAGAAGGTGAAGATGTTGGCAAAGCCGCAGGAGCGATGGAACGTCAAACGGTTCACAAGATTAAACTGCCTGAATCAGGTACTCCTGTAGAAGTGATGCATGATTTAACAAGTGGAGATGTCATCGTTGATATTGGAATGGGTAAACATGGCTGGTCATCTGGTTTTCATGGTCAACCGACACGACTCGTTTTGAAAAAGGGAGAATGGATTGAACCAACAAAAGGAAAAAAAGGAATTAAAACAAAAGACGAATTCTCAGTGGAAGAAGCCGAGTTTACTGGAGGACATCCAGAGAATATAAAATTTGAAGATGTCACTATTGAAAAATATGGCCAGCATGGATCTGATTTTACTGAAGTAGAAAAATATGCCACAGGCAAAACATCTAAAGGATCTAAAGCTCAAAAAGAAGTTTGGGAAGCGGATTGGGATGATTCGTTACCTGATGATATGGAATATGCCTCAGGTGGTCTTGCCTATTTACTAGGAGAATAATGAGAATTAAAGAATATAGGCAAATGATCGACTATCTGTGTCGTCCGGGTTATCAATCTGGGGGCCAAGTTTCACAACTCGTGCAACCTGGACCAGGGAGACAGGGGTATGATGGTAGAGAGAAACCGCTAGCTAAACAGATTAAAGAAATTTATGCAGCTATCAAAAAAGAGAAAGGTAGAAATCCTTATATAGTAGAAGTCATGGAGAAAGTGACTCTCGATAAATCTAAAACTTTAGATAATAAAAGAGTTAATATTAAAGAAGTTTTAAAAAGAGCTGATTTAGAATTAATGCCAGGTATGACAAAAATGTCTAAAGAGGCAAGAATTCAAAAAGCAGGAGAAAGTATTAAACAAACTAAAAGAGTAGAAAATTTTCTTCCTGACATTAAAAAAGATGAATTGTTCGCAGATATAAAAAAATATAGAAAAGGTGTGAGAATTGGGCCTGACGCAACAATGAATATTAAGGAGTTTGCTAAATATTTTCCTAAAGGAACTTCTGATGTTGTGATTAGTAGACAAGTGAATCGTGTAGCTAATGAGATTCTAAAATTACCCGATCACCCAGTAAAAGGTAAAGCCGGAGAATTAGAAGCTAAAAGAACAAAATATAAAATTGTGAAAAAAGGTGATCCAAAGGATATTTTCAAAAAAATTACACAAGTACCAGGCAAACATAGACATCACATGCGTGCAAAAGGATTTATAATTGATGATATGATCAAAGCTATTTCTCCTTCTTTAGCAGATATAACTCATTTAGATATTAAAACTAATTCTGAATTATTTCAAAATGTAGAAAAAACAAGAAATGCAATTGTAAAAGAGCAAATGGAACTTGTTGAGAGAAAACCTACTGGATGGAAAATAAGACTTAAGCAATTAAATTTTAAATCTAGACATTTAGCCAACAAGATGCCTAAAAATTTAAAAGGTCTAATGTATTTTGAACAAATGGATGAAGCTGGAAATTTAAAACCAATTGGTGGAGACCCTATGAAGTCTCTTGGGAAATTAACACCTGAAGGAAAAATTCCATTTGATGCTACCCAGAGAGCTGTTCCAATTGTTAAAAAAGAAATCAGTAAAGCTGTTCCTATTAAAAAAGCAGGAATGTTAAAAACATTAGGTAAAAGACTAACAGGAGTATTTGGTCCAACAGGTATATTTGGTCTAACTGCAGGATTGGGTGTTGATCCAAAAAGTGCCATGGATAGAATGAGCATAGCAGGAGAGGCGGCGTTTGCGCCAGAACTTGTGAAAGCAAGTATAGGTGCTACTAAAGGAATGAAAAATAGAGCCGCACAGAAAGTTGTACAACAACTTTTAAATTTAGGACTACCTACACAAACTGCATTAAGAGTTGCAAGAGTTGCACAACCCCTTGGTCTTTTATATTTAGGTGGTGAAGGTTTATATCATATGTATAAAAAAGGACACTTTGAGAAGGAAAGAATGAGGCCTTCATTAATGGATGAAGAAGCTTATGCAGGAGCACAGAGAGAAGATTTTGATAGGGATCAACCCATGTTCGCAGAGGGTGGAATAGCGAGTCTTAAAAAATGAAAAACCCAACATTAACCAAAAATATGAAGTATGTTAAATGGAAAACCCTTCCACCTTTAAAGGGTCCTAATCCACAAGGCTTGCGAAAAGAAATTAAACAAGATACAAAGAAACCGGAGAGTTTAAATGGCAGACATAGATAAAGGACTCCCGAATACAAAACTTCCAATTCCTGGCGCAGGAAAAATTACGGATGTTAATATCGAGGAGATTACAGAAAAAGGTCCACTAGAAGTGACACCCGAAGAAGATGGTGGTGCAACAATTAATTTTGATGCAAGTGCAAGACCTCAGATTCCAGGAACCGAAAATCATTTCGATAATTTAGCCGATTTACTTCCTGATGACGTTTTATCGCCGATTGGTTTAAAATTAAACGGTGATTATAAAGATTACAAATATTCAAGACGAGAATGGGAACAAGCCTATACGACAGGACTCGATTTATTAGGATTTAAGTATCATAACCGAACTCAACCTTTTCAAGGCGCTTCAGGCGCTACGCATCCAGTTTTAGCGGAAGCGGTAACCCAATTTCAAGCCTTAGCTTACAAAGAACTTCTTCCCGCTGATGGACCGGTAAGAACACAAGTGATTGGTGCATCTAACCCACAGAAGCAACAACAATCTGAACGGGTTAAAGAATTTATGAATTTTCAACTGCTCGATCAAATGAAAGAGTATGAGCCAGAATTTGACTCTATGCTATTTTATTTACCGTTAGCAGGATCTACTTTTAAAAAAGTTTATTATGACGAATTACTTGGACGAGCTGTTTCAAAGTTTGTTCAAGCCGATGACCTTGTTGTTCCGTATACGGCTACCTCATTAGACGATGCGGAAGCAGTGGTTCATATCGTTAAAATGTCGGAGAACGATCTGCGTAAACAGCAGGTCGCCGGCTTTTATCGAGATATTGAATTAGTGAAACCTGCTGAGACAGGGGACAATCGTTTAAAAGATAAAGAACGAGAACTCGAAGGCATGACACGATCAGCGCGTGTTGAAGCGCTCTATACGCTTTTAGAATGCCATGTGAATTTAGATTTAGACGGATTCGAAGACGTTGGTCAAGATGGAGAACCAACAGGAATAAAATTACCTTACGTCGTAACAGTCGAAGAAGGTAGTCAACAAGTTCTTTCAATCAGAAGGAACTTTGCGCCCAATGATCCATTGAAGAATAAAATCCAATATTTTGTCCACTTCAAATTTCTGCCAGGACTCGGATTTTACGGCTTTGGACTCATACACATGATTGGCGGTTTGAGCAGAACTGCAACAGCTGCTCTCCGCCAATTATTAGATGCGGGTACGCTATCGAATCTACCGGCTGGTTTTAAACAACGTGGGGTCAGAGTTAAAGATGATGCCGTGGCTGTTCAGCCAGGAGAATTCAAAGATGTGGATACTCCAGGTGGAAATCTTAAAGATGCGTTCGTTTTTTTACCTTATAAAGAACCTTCACAGACACTTTTACAATTGATGGGTATTGTCGTTCAAGCTGGACAAAGATTTGCATCCATTGCTGATATGCAAGTGGGTGATGGTAATCAAAGCGCAGCGGTTGGAACGACGGTTGCACTTCTTGAAAGAGGATCACGAGTGATGTCGGCGATTCATAAAAGACTTTATGCAGCGCTTAAACAAGAATTTAAATTATTAGCTAAAATTTTCGCAACGTATTTACCACCAGAATATCCTTATGATGTTGTGGGAGCTTCGCGTGTGGTAAAATTAACCGATTTTGATGAACGAATTGATATTTTGCCTGTGGCTGATCCAAATATTTTTTCCATGACACAAAGAGTGACGTTAGCACAAACCGAACTTCAATTAGCCATGTCAAATCCTCAAATGCATAATTTATATATGGCCTATCGTAAAATGTACGAAGCCATTGGAGTTAAAAACATCGATCAAGTTTTACCTCCTCCGCCACCGCCTCAACCAAAAGACCCGGCGTTGGAAAATATCGATGCTTTAGGTCAAAAACCATTTCAAGCTTTTCCCGGACAAGATCACCGAGCTCATATTACGTCGCATTTGAATTTTATGGCAACGAATATGGTCCGAAATAACCCTCCGGTTATGGCGGCTTTACAAAAAAACTGTTTAGAGCACATTTCTTTGATGGCTCAAGAGCAAATTCAACTTGAATTTAGACAAGAATTGCAAATATTGCCACAAATGCAGCAACAAGCGGTAACAAACCCACAAGTTCAGCAACAATTTCAACAAATTTCCCAAAAAATTGAAGCACGAAAGGCAATTTTGATTGCAGAAATGACTGAAGAGTTTATGAAGGAAGAAAAAGCGATTACTTCTCAATTTGACCATGATCCATTGCTTAAATTAAAAGCAAGAGAGGTCGATTTGAAGGCTATGGAGAATCAAAGAAAAGAAGAAGAGACAAAAGCAAGAATTAATTTGGATAAAGCTAAATTAGTTCAAAATAGAGATCTCACAGAAGATAAATTAGAACAAAATGAAGATTTAGCTCAACTCAGAGCTGATACAGCTATTGCCAAATCGGTAATGTCTGCTGAAACTAAACTGACTTCAGATCGAATGAAACGAGCTGATGTTAAGACCTTGAAAGGTCCACGAAGGTAGTCTATAACAGGAGGAATTATGGCAATAAAAAAAGCACCATTAGGAAAAACTAAGAGCGTACCGATCCCTTCTCAGAACTTGCATCTTGACCCACGAAGTCAAACAAGTTACAGAGCAAAAGGATCTTATCTTGCTCAAGGTGAGAAGGTTACTGTAAAAGGTACAAAAACTAGAAAAAAACAAACAGCAACCTGGTTCTAACATGGCTTGGTTTGGATTAGCGAAGATGGCTCTGCAAGCAGGAGCTAAAGTCTACGCAAATAAACAACGAACTAAAATGGCTATGTCCGATGCACAATTGATGCATGCGGAAAGACAAGCCCGTGGTGAGGAATCTTACCAGGGCAAATTGTTAGAAGCCCGACAAAATGATTTTAAGGACGAATTCGTACTTTTAGTTATTTCGGCGCCGATCATCGTGCTTGCCTGGGGGGTTTTCAGTGATGATCCGGTAATGATGCAGAAGGTGGAGCTTTTCTTTCATCATTTTGGCTCACTGCCAATATGGTTTCAAACTTTGTGGATTACCGTGGTAGCCAGCATTTTTGGCATCAAGGGTACACAGGTGTTCAGGAACGGTGGACCTAAGAAGAAATAGACTTGCTATTAAAGGTAAGTTATACTAATAAGTAATAAGGAGAAAAACATGAGAAACGATTTCGGAACAAGACCTTACAAATCTAGATTCAATGGCAAAAGAGCTAAAAAATCTACAGGGGGCAAAAGTCAGGGCTATGATGATAGACTTGATGAATCTTTAGGTGCCCGTCATGGAAAAAAATCCCAAAGCTTTAAAGCACGAAGAGATGAATCTAAAGGCGTGGAAAAAGCAGCTGGTCACAGAGCTTATTCTGCTGTTTCAACAATGGATAAAGCGTAAGGCTTAATTATGGCTTGGCTTAATCTATTACTAAAAGGCAAAAAAGTTGCTGGGGCTATTAAATCTGTTAAACCTTCAGTTAAACCCACAGGAACTAAATCTTTAATTGATAAATATAAAAAAGCAGTAGAGAAGGTTAAATCTACTCCAGACGTTATTAAAAGGAAAACAAAAGCTGCTAAAGAAATTCATGGATTTGTTAAAAAACATGGTGGAACAAAAGCAGACGAAGCTGCTGGGGCTGCTATAAAAGGAAAAAAATAATGAGTAATTGGAGAACTATTGTAAGAAACCCAAAAAATTTAGGAGCCATCAATTTACGTGGTGGCGGAATCGCTAAACGTGGAACAGGCGTCGCTTTAAAAACAGGCGGCCGAGCTGCATTAAGATTTGGCGGTGGACGTACCGACCTATTAGAAGAACTAGGACGTGTTGAAGGCGAACATTCCAATAGAAATCGTAGAGCTGAAATATCCAGAGTTCATTCAGAATTGAATCGTGGCTATAAAGACGGCGGAAGAATAGGATTTAAAAAAGGTACTGACAAGAAATGGATTCAAAAAGCTACAGCTTCAATTAAAAAAAGAGGAACTAAAGGAAAATGTACACCGATTACTAAAAAAGGATGTACAGGCAGAGCTAAAGCTTTAGCTAAAACATTCAAGAAAATGGCTGCTAAGAGAAAAGCCTAATGGCAACCCGAATCAAATCAAAATTTAAAACAACTAAACTCATGACCCCTAAAGGGGTGACTGAACCTTATATTGGAAGTTATATTTCTGGTAAATTAGGTGGAGTTAAAGTTGCAAATGAAAGCTTAAAACAATACTATGGAAAGAAAGTAGATCCCAATTGGACCTCGAAAACTTAGTTTATAAACTGCGTCGTGGCTTAGAACGACGTATTCAATCGTTAGCTATCTCCGTTACATCAGGAGGGGTTGACAATATGGAAACCTACAAGTATATAATAGGTCAGATCAATGCACTGGAATCAGTGAAACAGGAAATCTCTAACCTGCTTGATGACAAAAAGGAGCAACGTGACGGAACCATTATCGACATTAAAAAACCAGGAAACTCTAAAGAAGTTCCCAAAGGAAGTCCCAAAGCATAAGAACGCTCTCGAAGAAAAATACAAGTCAGAACCTGTAAAAGAGATTACCAAAGAAACGACTAAATTACCTCAACCAACCGGTTGGAGAATTTTAGTGCTGCCTTTTAGAATGAAGGAAAAAACTAAAGGTGGAATTGTTTTAGGAAGCGAAACCCTTGAACGTCAACAAGTGGCGTCTCAATGTGGAAACGTATTAGCAATGGGAGGGAGTTGCTATAGCGATAAAGATCGTTATCCTGAAGGTCCGTGGTGCAAGGTCGGTGACTGGGTGGTTTTTGCTCGTTATGCTGGCTCACGGATTGAAATTGAAGGTGGGGAAGTACGGTTGCTCAATGAAGATGAAGTATTGGC